CGAATACGATCTTGGGACATTTCTCCGTTTTTGTATGCTCGTCGCTGAGATTTCTGCCATATAGCAGATCTCTTCTCATCAGAATTTTTTGAAGAGCCAACTGGTGTCCTACCGAGTCGCGCGTACTCTATGGACCATTTCTGTCTATTTTTTTCCCAGTTCAAGTCATTCTGAACAACTTCTGTAGTAAAACGAGTCATCACAAAATTCCCAAGTCTCTCTTCCTCAATTAGAGTGGTATCAATCCCGAGAATAATTTGCAGATCACCGCTAAAACTAAGTTGCATTCTCTGAGCCACTTCTTGCAAAGCTTTCTTGGTTTCTGTATCTGCAGTTGCAGAAGAAGCAAATGTTCTGCGACGAACGGCAGAAACTCTGAAAGAATCGTATGCACATTTCTGCACATTGAACACTTTGGAACCCTTTCAAAACGCTTCACTTGATGAATCAGTGGGGAAATCTTTAAGAAGCAGAGTAAGATCGTTGCAACAAACGAGTTCATCAAGGATACTATCATGATTCACGTCTTCCCAAACCCCTGCCTCGATTTCCTGTTTCTCCTCTTCGTTAATGATTTCTTCGCTGAAAAAGAATCTAAAAGCAATAAGAATCTAAAAGCAATTATATTTTTTATGTTACCCCTTTACCAGGAAAAACATATAAAATTGGCCACCGCCGTATGTCTTCCTGGTAAAGGGTTTTTATCTTTCCATCGGAGGGAGACGAGAAAGAAGATTCTTGAGATCTGTAGACTCATACGACGAACGAGAAAGCAGAAGACGGGCAGAGAATCAATCGCAGACGGCACATCGTTATCTCTGAGCAGAGAAACTCGTTTACAGAAAAAGAATCAGATCTCTGCTACTCTTGGAGTATCATCGAGAGTTCGCATTCTTGCAGCTACATCCATGTCTTCATACTGGTTTCTCCGCAACTCCGACATGCGAAAGTATCGGTTGCTCTCGTCGTCGTCAAAAGCTTTTGGAGCTGCTGCGACAATCTTCTTTGCTTCGATTATGGGAGAAACATGTGGAGAAGCCGCCGCTTTTGCGACGAGGGAACCAAGACGAAGCGCGCACTCTTCTTGAGCCGGACATTTCGTTTTCCGAACAATATACAGCGTTTCTCGCGGTTTGGCGAGTCCGCCAATTTGGTTTATATGTTGTGCCACGTATCTATGCAACTCTGTGATTTGCGAAGAACAAAGGGCGTATGCGTGAACACTGATGGCATGCATAAATCTCCAATTGCAGAAATGCCACTCCGACGGTCGATTTGATGGTTGAAACTTGGCGTTGAACCAGTGATCTTTCTTAAGCACCAAATCTCCATCGCGCCATAACTCAATGTGGCCAGATTCGTTCACCACAATGGAATACATTACGGGAGAAATATCAAAAGTTCTGAAATTGAGGTCGTGGACATTTTCTCCCTGTTGGATGTGCACGGAGTGCTGCGATGAGTTTATTTGCAGAAAATCGGTCTGAATGGAATTTTCGCCTGCGTAGATCTCTCCTCGCAAAACGAAGAGAACGGGGACAGGATGAGTTTCTTCAGCCTCGTTCGAACTCGACAGAACATCGACTTTCTTGTATGATACCATGAAACTAACGGTAAAACTGTTAGTGACTGATTTTGATGTTTGCGGACCATGCGCTACAGCATTCTCCTGGCAGAAAACTCCGTTCTTCTCATTCTTCTGGAACCGCGAAGAAAGAAGATGCAAATGATTATCGTACCCGCTGATATCGAACCACGTCTTCAGTTCCACGCGCAAAGCTCTGGTCAGCATGCACGTTATACCTGCAGTCACTTTGAAATCAGGAAGCGCGGTGAGATGGCGAGAGAGGGAGAATCCCGTCCAGTAATGCACATCTCCCCTCCCTCCAACGCCAACGCTTCCTCTTCCTACTACCTTTGCATCTGCTGGATCTCTGCTCGAGAGGGCCCATATGAGTTTCGTCGCGTCCGGAGGAACGGTGAACACAGACGTCAGCTTGCGCCAGCGAACACGGTCGGTTGTCACGGAAGACTGAATGATTCTATCGCAGGTGCTTTCTACTCTCGTTTCAAAGGCTTCCCAAACATCCTTGTCTATATAATCACGCGAAGTGAAACTGTAATCGCCGCGTTTTGCGCCTCGATACACGCGAAACTGGAATCTGATGTGCGAATCCGTCGGTGTCAGGCAATCGCGGGATACATCGGCTGCCACGTCGTCGGAAATCACAGAACCGTGCCACAGCTCGAAGACATATGTCCTGTGCACGGATAAATCTCGAAAAATCGGAGTGGAATCTTGCAGATATTCATAATCGTTTAGATTGTCATTCCGCGGAGACTTGCCATCGTTGATGCATCTCTTTCTCGGAAACATGTTCCATTCCAAACAGTAGAATGCAGAGACGTCATCCACATTATCGACCGTACCAGTTTCCATCAAACAGTACTCGGAAGTTCCAGGATTCTGCAGCTGAATCACTTGAAAGGATTCCGCCACAGGTAGCACTGTGTTTGGAAGAAACGCGCCGTTGCGGAAATCGCCGATATTATCTCTGTTGAGTAGATTGATTGCTTCACATGACGTCTTTTTGTCTGTCTCGCTCTGGAACTTCGTCTCTGCTTCTGTGAAACTTTCAATGTATCCATGATCTCGAGTACTCTCCGCTTCCTGTTTACACGATTCCAAGCACTGCAAAATCAAGAAAACGTACAGGGTGAGCAACAGAGACAAAGATATTTGCAGAGATAAATGCAGTCTGTAGATGTTACAAATCGTTAAGACGAAAACGAAAATCGCACCGAGAATCAGACTAAGCAGGCTATTATTCATTCGATTCCACTTTAATTTCTCCCGATTTTCTCTCTGGACTCTTATTTATTCATTATATTTTTTTGAACATGATATATGATGCGTACACAATACATATAGCTCTAAATTTCCACCCCTTCTTTTTGGCTCTTCTCTGCCTCTCTCGGTCTCTGCATCTGCAGTACATAGGAATAAAAAAGCAGAAGCGAGATTCCGACAGCGAGCTCACAAATTCAGCGCTCCTAGAAATTCTTAGCGCGCGCGTGTAGCTCTTTTCTCTTTTTTTAAATTTTTTTCAAGGGGGTTCTTGAGAGATCTTGACCAAGTTAAAAAGTTAGAATGGAATCGAGTTTGAGAACGATCAGACGTCCTTATGCAAATATCCAGCAACCGACTAAATTTTCTTCTTTCACAGCAGGAGCTTCCCTCGTCTGCAACAATTTGCACTGTTCAACGACTGGATGCAACGCCGAAAAGAACGCGGTGGTGACATACTCTGTTATCGAGCTCTTTGGTGCGCTTCGAATGAAGAGCGTTTCAAAGAGAAGAGAGGATCCGTTCTCTGGTTTTGTCGGCGCCGATTTGAATTTGTGCAACGAATGTGTGGCTGAGGTGATCAAGTTATCACAGAGCTGGTCGGAATTCTACCTTTCTTACGAAGATTCCGCGTTTTCCACGGATCCGTCGAAGCTCATTGAGAAGAGGGCAAGAGATGAAGGAATTATGAAAACTCGATTTCCTAAAGTGGATGCGTTGTTTGAAGCGCTGCAAAACGAACTCGTGGAACAATCTGCGATGGAAGAAGACTGTAATAGAACTTCGACTTCTGTATCTCATATATCAAGAAAGAGAAGCATCGAATCTCGCGAAGAATCGGTGGGTCCTCCTGGTACCGCTCGCAGAAGAAAGGGAGTCGTCGTGGACAAGCGGCAAACAAAACGAAAATTCTTCAAGAATGGAATCTATGACGGTTTTGTCGATGAGGATGGGCTCCCGAATGGTGCTGGTAGATGGAGAGACGCCGTTCACACGTACGAGGGGAACTGGCGCCGCGGCGTGAGGAGTGGCGAAGGTACTTTGATGTTCAAAGATCGTCTCGTCTACGTTGGATGTTGGGAGAGTGATAAGAAAAACGGGCTTGGTACTTTTTTCTATCCCGAATCCAGCAAGTACGAAAAGTATGAAGGTCGTTGGACCATGGGAACTCAAAATGGTCGTGGAACTCTCTTCTACAGAAATGGGATGATTCTTTCGTCTCTTTTTGCGAACAATGACATGGTTTCTCACTTTGTCACAAGTTTCTACTCTTCTAAGGACGAGGAAGACGAGAGCAAAGAGGATCCGTCTAGAGTCTATGGTGCCAGTCTAAAGATTGTGGATCATGTTTCGGTGGAGAATTTGGAGCTGCTTCTGCTGCATGCGGAAGGAGGCGCCACGAAATACGTTGGTAGTTGGAATGAAGGAATGCAAGAAGCTCATGGTCAAGGAAAGATGTATTACTGCAACGGTGATATCTACTCTGGTTCGTTCGTGCAGAATAAGCGAGAGGGACAGGGTAAGTTGATGTACGCAAACGGAGACGTTTATGATGGTCATTTCAAAAGGGATAAGAAAGATGGATTCGGTATTATGGCGAAACTCGAGGAAGGTATAGTCTTTCGCGGATTCTGGAGCGACGATGAATATGTGCAAACCGAGGTGAAAACGTTGCCTGATGGAAGCTATTTCTGCGGGACCTTCACTCGAGATGGGTGTCGAGAAGCTGGAATGTGGGTGGATTTGCGAAAGAACGTCTTTTTTAGAGGACAGTTCTTGAACGATCGTTACTTGAATGGTATTTTGAAGACTTGCAAAATCGAATATAACGGGGAATTCAACAAGAACGGGCAGAAGGATGGATTTGGGACGCTTCGAACTTCGCAAGGGACATACTATGAAGGAAATTTCTTGAATAATCGTTACGACGGTCGCGGAAAGCTGAAATCATACACGGGTGTCTATTCTGGCTCTTTCTGGGAGGGAAAGATGGACGGCGAGGGAGAGTTTCGTTATTCAGCTGGCGATGTCTACAAGGGAGAGTTCAAAGAGAACAAATGTCATGGAAAAGGTAAGATGATATATGCGAACGGAGACTGGTACGAGGGCGACTGGCAGAACGGAATTCGCCATGGATTCGGCGAGTTTTTCGATGCGTCGACGAATGTAAAAGATGAGTGTGTATGGGTTGAAGGTGCGAGACAAGAGAAAAGAGTGGAGGAGAGCGAAGAGAACTATGGATACTCTTCTTCTTACTAAATTACTCTATTTTTCTTGTATGTGTGAATTCTTTCTTTTTCGATATGAAAAAAATGATGCACCTTTAATAGTTTTTTAAGATTCAATGTGTAGATGAAATTTATAAACTTAAGAAGATCGAGTTTAATAAAAACATTCTATAACCGCAAGTACGAACATGTCCGCATTATCTGCTACATCTACTAACAATGCCATTGTTACTGAATCTTTCATTGAAAATTTCAGCGTCGATCCCATTGATACAAGCAAGTTTTCCTTCGGTGTTCCTGTGGAGAATGATAAAGGTGGCAAAGATATCAAAATCTTCTACAACGGCGGATCGCCTGTCTTCTTCGGTCCAAACGATCCCATCGTTCCTTTTGGCACTAGTACTTTCGACAACAAGAAATTCACTGTGGACGTCAATGTGAAGAAAGAGGGTATGTTTTCTCAGAACATTAGTGCATTGGATTCTGTAATCAAGAAATTTTGTAAAGAGAACTCTCTTGCGTGGCTCGGAAAGAAATCCTTGAGCGATGCACAGATCGATGTCTTTTTCAACAAGAGCATCAAAGAGCACTCTGATCACCCGGACAGATATGATCCAAAGATGAAACTCAAACTTCCTTTCTACGACGGCAAGAAACGTTTTAAACTCTACGACGAGAATGCAGCAGAGATTGCAAGCAACGACATTACTCGTATCATCGTCGCTGGAAGCGTTATGAATTTCAAATGTCGCGTGCGTTCTATTTGGGTGGTGGATGGGAGCTTTGGTGTTACTTACGAGCTGCAAAGCGCTCAGATTTTTTCTCCGAAGAAGATCGATTCATTCCTACTTGATATCAAGTCCACGATGCAATACGGAAGAGATATTGTTGTGCTTCCAGAGACATTCGATCCTTCTCTTGTGAGTTTTGGTGCACCAAAAGACCTTGAACGTGGCGTGAAACTCGTACCTATTCTGTACAACGGTAAATCTCTCGTTCTGCGCACGACGGATTCCTTACGCGTTCCTTTCGGTGCGTCGCACTATGAAGAATCGGATAAGTACAAGGTCAATGTTGATCTTGTCGATGATTCTTTCCAGCGAGCTCTCGTCACTCTTGATGGACTAGTCAAGCAAGCAGTTTGTGCAAATCCAAAAGGATGGGGGATGAAGAAAAATTCTCTCTCGGAGGAAGAGTTTGCTTGTTTCCATCGCGAATGTGTGAAACCACACAAGAAAGACGGAGAAGTCACGAACCTCTACGCGCCAAAGTTCTCCTTTTCTCTTCCCTTCATGGACAAGGACAACAAAGAGAAGTTCATGCTGTTCGATGCAAACAAAACGCAAATCGCGGTCTCCAAATCTGCCTGCTGCGATCTCATTCCGCGTCGAAGCCAACTAACTGGTCTCGTTCGCGCTTGCTGGGTGTGCGTGACTGCCAAAAGCGTGAGTGTCTCCTTCGAACTCGTGCAAGCACAGCTCTTCATCCAGGAGGATTCGTCCATTTCCGACGGATACCTATTTCGCATGCACTCTGGGAGCGCAGAAGACCATAAGAGTATTCTTGAGCAGGTGAAACAAGAAGTTGATGAACTTGCGAATTCGGGCCCTTCGGCTCCCGTCGCTCTTGAGAGATCTATATCGATTTCTCCCGCTGCAACCTCAGGTGCGACACACAGCGTTCAAGTGGAGGACTCTGACGAAGAAATCGCTGTGGAGGAGTAGAAGAATTGGTTTTTCCGTCTCTTCATCTTTCTACTTCGTTTCGTTTCTAGAGTAGCGTAGCATAAAAACTTAGACCGCTTGGTGGCCAATTTTATAGGTTTTTCATGGTCAAAGGTTAATAATACATAGTATTTTCTTTTTTGCAGTTTTATCATACTTTGATGTGTTGTGATATAAGAAATATGGAAAATAAACAAATATTAATTATAATATTAAAAAATGACAATATAACAAAAATAAATGAGGTGTCACAAATTCATCGTCGTTGGTATAGTCTCTGCTTCTGATTCTGAATGTTCTCTGCTTTTCTAAGTTCTGCAACTTCTGCTCAAACAGAAAACAGCTTCTGCTTCTTGCCGATGCGAGTGTTATTCGCTTGCGAGAGCAGAGTAGCTTTGAATCCTCGACAAGGAAACGAGAGTTCCGAGATGAGACGCATTGTGACAAGGACCCTTCTCTTTCTTCAAACGTCTTTTGCCCATCTGCTTCTACTTCTGCTGCTTCTGCTGCTGCATGCAACGTCTGTAGTCGCACAACTCTGAAGAATGAGATGCTTGATTGTGGGTTTTGTCATTTAGGAGCTTGTGATAACTGTTTCACGCTTAGAAATGGCTTCACATGCATGAAATGCCTTTTTGAAAATGAAAACGCAGGATTCTCAATGAACAAGATAAAGACGATGAGAAAGGTTGACTCAGAGTCATCTGCAAATCAACGAAGATTTCAAAAAGGCTCTGATATCATTGTGACCTCAACTTTCGTGACGACGATACTTCCAAAAAAATAGATTTGCTGCGTGCCACTTCTAACTCACACGAGCTATCTCTTTCTACGAAACAACTTACCAGCGAATATCATAGTTATGACATTTTCCTTTCCATAGTGAAAATGATTCATAGATAATTTGATTTTAATAAGAAAGTATGAATTTAAGCCTACTAAAAAACGATTTGTATCTTAACAGCTTAAATTTGTAAATCCTCGGCTAAAGAAAGGTCGATTAATTCTTCGATCTTGCTTGAAAAAATATATGAGACATAAAAATATATATTTATTCTCTTTCTCCTTACGTTCGTTTCGCAAAATGGCCTCAGAGTCAAAGGATTGCAAGAAAGCGTGCAAAGAAGATCAAGAGTGCAATAAGAAAACTAACAGATGTCGCACCATATGTGAACGCTCTCAAAAGTCAAATCGTTGCCTAAAACAATGTCCATCCGGAACCGTTAGAAATGCAACTTCTTCAAGATGTCGAAAAGAAGGAAAGCGTACCTCGATCGTTCCCAAATTGAAAGTGCAGATACCGTCTTCAAAGCAATCTTTTCGAAAAGCTTCATCTGTATCTTCTACTCGTCCCATAAGCAGCAGCAGCCCAAAAGCGTCCTCGATGATTCCTCCAAGTACCCCACAACGTAAAGCTCAAGAATCTTCTAACAGCCAGACTTCTGCAGATTTTCTGACCAACGATAAGAAACTGCAAAGGATCGTTTCACTTAGAAATATAGAAGACGTACAGAAGAGAACACAGAATTTCTTGAGTCGCCCAGAAGAATATTTCCACGATGAGGACATGAAACACATCGAAGAGATTGATTCTTTTGGGAAGGAGATCGATGCCGATTGGAAATACTTGAACAAGAAATTGAAAGACTCCGAGACATTGAATATTCCTCCGCAAATTCTGCAGAAGTACGAAGATCGGGAGATCATATTGAAAATGGCGGTGGCTCAAGTTGGCCGAAAACTCATCGCCATCGATAAATACGCAGAAGAACTGCTGCGAGATCTTAGAAACGCGAGAGGGTCAGAAGAAGAGACAGTGACAGCGACAGCTAAAGCAACAACAGCAACAGCGACATCTTCTTCGAAAGAATCTATGAAGTCGCGGAAACCAGTGAAGAAATCAACTTCTACTACTGTGACTTCTACTCCTCCTACTGCCGTCGGAAGTTCTGTCCCTGTTGCAGTTTCTCCCTCCAACGAAGAGACGAAGAAACGAGATGATGCTTCTTCATCCAAAAAGAAGAAAGTGAAGAGCAAGAGCAAGAGCAACGATTATGGATTTGAGATGATGACTCTGCGAGAAAGTATCAATAACAAGGAGTTGCGTAAAGAGTTCTTTGACGAGATGAATCAGTTACTCAAAAGAGTGGGCGAACTGGCGAAAGAAATGATTGCTGAGGGTTATGCAGACATGAAAGCCTTCGTATTGAGAGACGGATTCTTCGTAGATCAGTTCTTACATGCGTATGATATGCTTGCGGATAAGCTGGAAGAAGTCGTCGATTATCTCAATGATTTTGACGAGGATGAAGAAGTCGTGAGAGTGGAAACCAAACTTTTTGAGACGGCTGAAAAGTACAAAGACCTTTACATCAAGCTCACGGAAATCTCTCAAAAAGGCGATATAAAGAAAGAGGATTTCGAAAGAGAAACGAACAGAAAACGCAACGTCGTCAATGAGAATCGTATCTCCTTTAAGTAATCCACCCCTTCCCCCTCCCCCTCTCCCTTCAGGTGTATTTCAAACGTTTGCGAAGAACACTTGCGCATATTTTACGACGGAAGAATGCATTGTCTGACTCCTGAAAGTTCATTGGAATATCTTCTGATAGAAAATCCATGTACATGATGATGAATACTCCGCAGTCAAAACCGTTTGCCTGACGTGGAATGTTTTGCACATTGATTCTCTCCCATTGTTCCGCGTGGAAGGGCAGCAGTCTCGCATGATGCTCGTCTTTCATGTAATGCAACGCAGCTTTCGAGTACCTTTCATACCCCTCCGTTCCGCCTAAAGAGTCATAGTACCTTATCTTCTTCTCCTGAACGAAAACCACAAGGAGAGTCCAGTGAATTCCATTGATGTTGATTGGACAGTAAACACGTTCCATTTCGAAAATGGGAAATTTACGCGACCATCGCTTGACTCTTTCATAATTGTAAACAGAATTTGTGAAGTTAGGAGTATCTCTTAAAAGCTTCATGAAATAGCTGTTGTAAAAATAGGATTTGCGACGTCCTGGCCACCTCTGCGAAAGAGTATCGTCGCGTTCTTGTAACATCTTGCAGTAGAAACTGATAATCTCATCATCTAGCCATTTGCCGTTTACTAGCGAGCAAATATTTCTCTTTAAGATGGGGATGTTGAAATGTTGTACCAATTCGACTTCACCTTCTGGAACTTCACGAATTTTTGCGCGACAGCCTGTCATCAACGCTGCATTTACGCCATCTGATTCCTGTATAGAGAGAGGATCAAAGCGCTGACGCAAGCGTTCTACCATCGTGCATAAGTTGTCTCGCAGTAGATCTGATTGACCATATCTCAGTCGGAGAGCAGCGATAAATTGCTGGTACATCTCCCTTTTTCCTTCTCGCGTGAGTCGTCTTCCGTGAAGAGATTGCAGAAAGATGATATAGGAGTTTGGTTGTATACATTTACGCGTCTTTGTGCGGAAACATTTAGGCACCTCGCAAGTTGGCATTACTTTCTGCTTCCTGTATTGTATTGATTGTAGACTGAGAAATATATTTTGAAAAGCTGGAAAGCTGGAATGACCTTTGAGACAGCTGCACGAGTTCGATTCTCTGCAAAGCGCTATTTCAATTTTTTTATACCCCTCCTACAATTAACTTGAATATTCTAAGCGAACGAACTAGTTTTTCGATGAGTCATATGGAAACTTCATCGAAGAAAAGGAGAAGCGAGAAAAACAAGATGAGTAGGAAGAAGACAGTGACAGGAGGAGGAGAAGGAAGTGAATCTGGAAGTGAAGAGGCTGGAAAGAGAAAGAAACGCATTTCATCACTTTATGACGGCCGACGAGTTTTTATTCACCAAAAACGGGGTGTTCAGGCGAAGAATCGGGCAGATAGCGATTTCTTCTGCCAATCTACATTTATGCGAGACGTCATGCAAGAAGGGGTAAAAGCCGTTTGCATGTCTACGTATATACTCAACTTGGAAGTGCTAGAGGAAGATTTTCCCATGTTGACGGGAATCGATTCCACTATACCCTTTGTCCTTTTTCATGGCGATCGAGTTACCGCCTTGCAGAAATATGATGATAAGCTGGGTAGCTTTAAGCATGTACACAAAAATCATGAAGTTCGGGATGAAGTTCGGGATGAAGTTCAGCGAAATAAGTCGCAAGGAAATGCTGGAGACGAAGAAGCTACTATGGACGAAAGAGATTCAGAAGATGACGACGAGGAAGACAGAAACGACGACATATGGTTCTCTTTCTCTGCAAACGCGCATTTCATTGAAGTGGTGACCCAAGGACCGCGGCGTTTCACGGGATTTGGAGTTGAGCGAACCATAATCCAAGGTGTTCATCATTCAAAATACATCCTCGTCTTCGTGGAATCTGGTGTCTATGTTTTAATTTCTTCCGCAAATTTGACGAAAGACGATTCTGTCGACTTGACATGGATTCAGTTTTTCCCCGCGATCGAGAGAAAAGAAGCAAATTTGTCGAAAGCACCAATGTCAAAAGATCCAACTTCTGTTTCCACAAACGTTCCGGATTCTAGTTTCGGATGGACACTTCAGAATTTTCTCATGCACCAGTCGGACCAAATGATTCGCCACAGTTCAGAAAGTATCCCTCCCGTCTCCATTATGGCTTGGTTGCGCAAACATGTTTCTTTTAAAGGAGATCTTGTGGATATGTACGATTTCTCCGGAGCCAGTGCAGATCTGATAACGGTAGTTCCAGGAACACAAGTAGATGATGATGATGAGGTAGCCACCGAAGCACCCTCTATATCTTCTGCCAGAAGCAGCAGCAGAAGCAGCAGCAGTAGCGGAAGTAGCGGAAGTAAAAGAAGTCATTGCGACGAGTGCAACAGCGACAGAATAAAGACGCCGTTGGAATACACCGAATTCTCAAGAATGTGTCGCAGTGTAAAAGCATTTCGGGCACGTAGATCATGTCATTCGGATTCTGTCTACTGCTCTGGAGCTTTGGACGAAATTCCACCCCATCTTGATGATATGAAGAACGAAACAAGAAAATTCGGTCTCGAAAGGGTTCGCCAGTGTCTTCTTGAATCAACCGACAAATTCATCGGGTCGCTTCCATCAGACAAATTTGGATTGCAAATGACGAGTATCTGTGACTCTATGACTTTAAAGTACTTGGCTCATCTCATACAGAGTTTTGATCCAAGGGGAAAGTTTCGCACTTCGTGGTTAGATGACCGCTTGAAACTCATTTGGCCGACGAAAAAATTTGTAGACGCTGTCGTCGGTAAGGGACGAGGACGAGGACGAGGACTCTTCTTCAAAAACGAGGTCTTCAGGAGAATGGAACCGGATGTAGTAAGTTATTTCCACGATTATCGACCGAACGCGGCGGAGAGATTAAATCACTTCACCTTATTGAAGACGCCTCATTCCAAAGTGTATTTCCGCTTTTCCGATTTACCGAAACCCCATGATGATGATGATGACGACGATGACGATGACGATGAAGACCCCTGTAATTGCACCGATGTCCGTTGGTTCATTCTCACTTCGGCAAATCTTTCTCTTGCAGCACAGGGGTTGAACTCGGAGGAATACAGAAAATGTTCAAACTGCTCAATGCGAATCAGATCTTTGTATACTTATCGTAACTTTGAGATGGGTGTCCTCTTGAAATCTACTCCCACAAACCAGTTGAAAGTATTGAGTTCTACATGTCCTGTACATTCAAAAGCCTATATCGTTCAAAAAAGCATTACCGTGCTGCCTGTACCTTTTAGCTTCAGCGAAAGCCGAGAGTACTGTGACAAAACAACCTTGGATCTGAAAAGACATCCTTATGTTAAATAACTTTTTTTCCAACGTTTTTTTTGTAAAAGTGGATTAAAGGGAAAATTGGTTAAGGCTCTTCTAAAATTGTATCTTTTTCGTAATGTTTATTGATGTCAGTGCCACTAAAATTCATAGGTGGTGTGATATTGTCCAAAGGAATGGTAAAATAGATGTTCTCTCCCAAATCCTTAGCAAAAGAAAGTGAAATAATTTTTCTTTTTTAAGATTTCTCCTGTTTATGTCGAAGAATATTGTTAACTGAAAACATATGATTCATGCTTATACTTCTTTTATTTCTATTTTTTTTGGTAATATAAATTAGATAACAAATATAGAAATTCTTTTCATCAAATATTTTATGATTATATTTTGTTTAACCCTTTACATCTACGATTTATAAGAAGAATTAAAAAACGACGCCACCAGGTGGCCGATTTTAGTTGTTCTCTCCGGTAAAAGGTTAAAAAGAAAGAATTACATTATCTTCTCATGTTTTTTGATCATTGAAGGTATTTCACTCATTTATCATGTCAAAAATATCCCTCTCTTCTTGTGGATGAAACATATCCACGAGCGACTGGAAAGATTTGTTCAATGATTTCGCCAATCTACGATGTTTGGAATCATCTGTTTCTTCTGCTGCTTTGACTTCGCTCTCAATTTCTGAGTCCACAACTTTTATATTCTCTTTTCTGTTATCTAACACGTTCTTGCTGACGTAAGATAATTCTTTACCTACCTCGTCGCTGCTGAAAATGAATTCTCTCAAATAAAGTCTGCCGTCGACCCCATCTGCGTCGTCTGTATACACTTGTTTGTCGAATTTCCACAATCGACCTTTTACGAGCCGAAACGCCCATGCGTCGATGAGAAACTTTCTTTCCGAATCATCGATCCTGTTTCGGATGATGCACACTCTATATTTTTGATTTCTGAGCACGAGCTCTGGCGAGAAGATATTCTCGTACTCGCTCTGATTCTTCTGAGATTTCTGTTTGCTCTTTTCCTGTTCTCTTCTTTCTCGTTTCTCAGACAGCTCTCTCAAGACTTGTAGACTTCTTTCACGCTTCTGCGTCTTTCTTTCTTCCGCGTTTCTAAAGGATGAAACTCTCGTAGTGTACTTCTTCGATGCTTTTGCAGTAGGTGAAGCCAAAGAAGAAGATGACAAAGAAATTGAGGATTCCGAGGATTCCGAGGATGCCGAGGATGAAGGAAACAAAGATGTTCTATCAGCCAAAATTCTTCTTTTGTCATTGTGCGCTAATGGCACCTCTTCAGCTCGTATTCGAGCTTCTTGGAGAACCGCCTCATATAACACTTCAAACCTCGCGCGCGGTCTTACTAAGAAGACAGGATGATGAGTGTATTTCTTGTTCAGCAGTACAAGATTCTGGAGTCGATTGTCCAGCTGGTTTCCGTTGAGATATATGAGAATCACTTTTGAATCAGACGTGAGTCTTCCTCCGCATATGACTTCTGAAATCTTATAGGTTCTCAGCTCCCCGTCTTTCACTAGTTTCGTGTAGACAAAGTTTTTGCCAGTTTTAATATTTGAAATTTTCCATTCAAATCGACGAAGATAATCTTTGTCTTCTTGGTCAATGATGACTTCTGGATCTATGTGTTCACCCCATACGAGCACTTTTGCGTCATTTTCATTGTCACTATCACGATCAAAATCTGAAAACTTCATAACATAGTACTTTTTCTCTTCGTATTCAACTGGTTTGGAAAACACTATTTTCAGAGGATTTTTGACGCTTCTTCCTTTTCCTACTAAATTCTTATCCTGATCTCGTAGCTGGAGAAGTTTCTGTCTCCTTTCTGCAAAAGCTTCATCTCTGTGAATATGAGTATAAAGACTCGAATTATCTTTCAACGACATTGTTATTAAATATTTCAAACATAAAAAAAGTAAACGCAATCTTCTTCAATTTTTCTTCATTAGCTACAGAAAAGCAAGCACTTCAGGATGTCTTTTCCAAATATTCGAGAAGCAGTAAAGAGGCCAATAAATTGTATTTCTCTTGAATCTTCATCGAAATAGAACAAAGAGGAAGCAAGAATTGGACTTTTAGTAAAGAGGGACATACACGAATTCCTCTCCATTCACGCCATGGTTTCGGAGAAGCGTCTGTTTCCAGGAAAAGCAGTAATTTCCGCATTTGCAAGAGTTTGCTGAATCTTGTCTCTTGCGTCTTGAGAATGAGAGCTTCTGGATATTTCATTTGATCGAGTTTGATTTTGCTACTTACGTTGTCGAACATGCGAGATGTCTCTAGAACGACTTCGAATTTCTTCAATGGCTGCTCATTATGAAAAAATTCGTAGTGATATACGGTCGCCGCTTGCAAAAAATGTAGACGAACGAGAAAGTTCTGGTCGAAAGTAAACTCCTTGAACACTTCTAAACAAAAAAGAGAACGATGTGTATCTTCTTCTTGCATTAAGTAGAGTCCGTCTTGTTCACCGAGAATGGTCGATGTCACGATTTTCGGCTTCTTCAGAGAAAAATAGAACCGCGTGACCTCTTGCATCGAATCATCATAGATTCGAATCTGGCACGCGCCTTGAGAATATCGATTGAGAATATCGCCGAAGACCAGTTGTTTCGTCGCGTGGAGATACATACCTATTTCGAAAGTCGCCTCTAGATAGGCGAAAAACGCAGTGAAACGAGAACTCGCCGAGAATTCGTAGACGAGATCGTTGAAAGCACATCTTCCGTTTACGAAGAACAGCGTTTTCAGATTCTTCGCACTTGGAACGATAAGGTCGCTGAGTTCGAAATGATGAGGTTCACATGTGCTGCGTCTGTGTAAATTGTGGGCACAGAAGGGTTGACCATTTACGAAGAATAAGAAGTATGAGCTCTGTGGAGAAGAGGTTTTATCGCTTCGGCGATCTATGTAGCTAATTGAAGTGGAGCTGGGGCCGGAGTTGGTGTTAGAGCTGTTGCACATTTTCAGGGGAAGAAAATAGGGCATCGTTTTCAGACGAACGTTGATTTTGTTGCCGTTCGTGTACTTGATATCTTCTAAGTAGCGCGGTGAAACCATCTGATCAAAATTTAACTCGTAGAATATCGCATCACCAGGCTTATCTGTAAGGAATCTTTCTTCCGAATAGAATGCGAGGAAACAACAGCTCTCCGACTCATTCAAAAAGTCCAAGTCCATGATAGGCACGCTCTCCGTATTTTGTATTCTGAGATTTTCTGAGAACGAACGGAAGATTATTTTACTAATCATTTTTTTTGTCTGAACGTCTCCTGACAGAAACTGGTCGTTACATTATGATTTTTTTTGGTATCAATGCGCTCTAAATATAAGAATAATTTTCGTTTTCTACGAATTAAGTTAAGTTAACTGGCAAAGACTATAGAATGAATAATACTGCAGACGAAATAGGTGTGTGTTTACAGACTCATCGTCAAACAATTATGAGAACAAACAGAGAAGTTGTGAAAGAGATAAAAAAACTCGTCGGTGGCATCATGAAACAAAACATTCGATTGAAGAAGAAGCTCGGCATGGAAAATGCATTGGCTCAAAAGATCGGCTCAGAAACAGAAAGTATGCAGAAATTCATGGGCATCCTACAAGAATCCAGATCAAAACTTCTGGACGGCGTCGTCGACATCGAGACGAGTGTCAAGAAACTACAGAAAGATTTCAAGGTAAAGAAGAAAAAGCCGTTTCAGGAGAGAAACCGATGTCCACAAAGCCAGAATAGCAACGACTCATATCACGAATCGACCTTGTCGAATCTTGATTTCTCCGATAGAAACGAAGCAGATAAGAAGAATCCATCTGGTTCACCGACCCTCGCGAATCCAGTTTCAAAGGTCGGTGCGAGCAGCGCTGTTGTGCGTAAAAATGGGCTAACGAAAGAGTACGCGATTTCTCCGCAGCTCTGCAAGTTCATGAACACCGATTTCAACGCGACAAAATGCAGGAGCGAAGTCACGAAGTACATACATAGCTACATTCGCGAGAATTCTCTGAAAGCCGATATCGGTACTGCAAGTTTTACTCTCGACGAATCTTTGTCGACTCTCTTTGACATGCATTCAGGAGAAAAAATTCCTTATTTTACTTTGCCGAAGCTTCTGAATACTCACTTTCAGTACGAGAAGTCTTTGGCGACCTAAATGGAAACATTGGGATGGTCAAAAACTTATTCGGTGGGTGAGACGACAACTTTTTTAATAAAAAATTTCTTTATAAGACGATAATATAAACAGGTCACATTACAAATTCATCTGCAGAGAAAATGAATTCAAACAACTTTGTTCTCTTAGTCGTTGCGTTGATCTTCATCGTCTTCATCGTCATCTATATTTTCCACGAAAATACACAGCGAATCGAAAGTTTTTACGACGATTCGGATGTTTGTGCCGATCAGCTGAGTGATCAGGATTGCCTCAAGATCGGTCGTTGTAACTGGGTCAATAATACCTGTACTGCTTCATTAGATGATTATGCGAAATAAGAAAGAAACAATTAGTTCGATGGAAGCGAGATTTGTAGAAAGAATATCGAACGCATAAATGTATCAATAATCAAAATTTGACGCTCAGCAGAGAGAAAAATGCCTAGAACAAGAAAAAGTGGGAATTGGATTGAGAAAGCTCTCAAGGATGATTCTTACAAGATTGAACCTGCAATAGCCCAAGGGGATTGCTACTTTGATTGTGTTCGGAAAGCTATGAAC